CCGCGCTGGCCACCATCCAGACCGCGACGAAGGAGGCCGCCGTCGCCGCCGCCGTCGATGCGGCGATGGCCGAGGGCAAGGTGCTTCCGGCCTCCCGCGACCACTGGCTCGCCGTCGCCCGCGCCAATCCTGAGGCCTTCACCGGCATCGCGGCGGCCATGCCGGTGATCCTCAAGCCCACCGATCTGGCGAAGGACCCGAAGGCGGACGACGCCGGCGACCACGGCCTCACCGCCAGCCAGCTCGCCGTCTGCTCCAGCATGGGCCTCGACCCTAAGGCCTACGCGGCCCAACTGAAGGAAGCTTCCTGACATGACCGCAGCCACCGCGGATCGCCTGGCCGTCAACCGGACCGGCGACGTCTTCAACGGCCCGGTGAAAGCCGCCGCCGTCATCTTCCAGGGGGCGATGGTCGCCTCGCTCGCCGGCGTGCTGATCGCCGCCCGGGCCGCCACCACCCGCGCTGAGCTGGACACCCTGCGGATCGTCGGCCTGGCGCGCAACGCCGTGACCGGCGGGGCCGTGGATGGCGACACCCGCGCCGACGCCCTGACCGGGATCTTCCGCCTGGCCAACTCGGCCGCCGGCGTCGACCTGATCGCCGTCGCCGACAAGGGCAGCCCCTGTTTCGCGGTCGACGATCTCACGGTCGGCAAGACGAGCGGCGGCGGCGCCCGGGCCATCGCTGGCATCGTAGAAGATGTCGACGCCACTGGGGTCTGGGTGCGCCTGGGCGAAGCCCGCGGTCCGCGCCGGATCTACCTGCCCTGGGCGATCAATGAGACCGACACCCTGGCGCCGACCAACGCCGAGCTGGTGTCGCCGGTCGCCGGCGCGATCACCAACCTGCAGACCACCGTCCAGAAGGCGGTGACCACCGGCGGCGACGTGACCGCCCTGGTGGGCGTGACAGCGGTCGCCGGCCTCGCCTGCACCATCGCCGACGCCGCCGCCAAGGGCGCGGTCGTCACCGACCAGCCGACGATGGGCGACGCCAGCACCGTCGTGGCGGTGGGCTCGCGGATCCAGATCGCGCCCGGCGCCCCGTTCGCCACCGCGGGGGCCGTCTCCGGCCTCCTCGAAATCACCTACTGACCCGCACCCGAAGGACCGCCTGACCCATGGCTCCCCGTCCCATCACCGCGTCCCTGCTGACGGACGTCTTCACCGGCTTCAAGACCAGCTTCCGCGGCGGCTTCGCCGGCGTGACGCCGGCCTGGAGCGCGATCGCCACCCAGGTGCCGTCGACGGCCCGGGTCGAGAAGTACTCCTGGCTCGGCAACTGGCCGAAGATCCGCGAGTGGATCGGCGACCGGCACGTCAAGCAGCTCTCAGCGCATGAGTACTCGCTCAGCAACAAGCCGTTCGAGAGCACGATCGAGGTCGACCGCGACGACATCGAGGACGACGCGATCGGCATCTACGCGCCGATGTTCACCGAGCTGGGCGCCACCACGGCGGCCTTCCCGGACGAACTGATCACCCCGCTGCTGCCGAACGGCACCGTCGCCAAGTGCTACGACGGCCAGCCCTTCTTCGACACCGATCACCCGGTGGGCGCCGGCGTCATGTCCAACAACCTCGGCGGCGGCGGGACGGCCTGGTACCTGCTCTCCACCACCAGGTCGCTGAAGCCGCTGATCTATCAGACCCGCCGGCCCTTCGACCTGACGGCGATGGACAACCCCACCGACACCAATGTCTTCAACCGCCGCAAGTACATCTACGGCGTCGATGGCCGCGCCAACGCCGGCTACGGCTTCTGGCAGATGGCGGTCCGCTCGGCCGCCGCCCTCGACGCCGACGGCTTCGAGGCGGCCCGCAACAAGATGGCCAGCTTCACCGACGACGAGGGCAAGCCGCTCGGTCTGATGGGCAACCTGGTGGTGGCCCCGCAGACGCTCGAGGGCGCGGGCCGCCGGCTGCTGAAGTCCTCGACCAAGGCCAACGGCGCCACCAACGAATGGGAGGGCGCCGCCGACCTCCTGATCCTGCCGCTGCTCTGAGCCTGAGCCATGGCGCGCAGGCCCAGCAGAACGCCGGCTGCCAAGCCGGTTCCCGATACCAGAGGCGGGATCCCCGCGGCTGGCGCAGCGACGGAGAACCCGTCTGCGCCGGCCGTCCCCGCCCACCAGGCCGGCGAGCAGTCGTCAATGGCCTCGGACGGGGCTGCGTCCACTCTCCAGGACACAGCTCCGAACGCTTCCGCCGATAACCCCAGCCGTGATGATCACCCCCCGGCGGCCGCGGCCGCCGGGGGACAGCCCCTCAGCACTGCGGCGGCGGTTTCGGCCGCCGTCGCAGACGAGGAGCCGGAGTTCATCCTCGGCCTCCCGGCCATGGTGGAGATGCACGTCGGCCATGAGCCGCGGGACCGGGTCATCGGCAGCGCCCAGGTGCTGTCCGGCCTGGACGACGAGGCCTGGGCCGCGGCGGCCGACGATCTCAAGGTCCAGGCCGTGCAGAGCGCGCTCTCGGCGATGCGATCCGTGGCGAGCGCCAAGGCGTTCGTCGCCGAGCTGTTCGCCCCCAAGCCCGAGGGCCTGTTCGAGGTCACCGCCAAGTCCCGCGACGGCCGGCTGTTCCGCCGTGGCGGCTTCGAGTGGACCGCCGACTGGCAGACGGTCGAGGTGGAGTTCGACCTGGCGCAGGTCCTGCTCACCGACCCCAACCTGGTGGTGAAGTCCTGATGTCGGCCGCCCTGCAGAACAGCCTCGACCTCGACCACGCGGCCGAGCTGCAGGCGGCCTATGCGCGTCGCCGCGCCCAGGCGCGCGCCGACTACCTGGCCCAGGCGGCCGAGGGCGCGTTCAAGGCGCCGCCCGAGCACCTGCCGCCGCCCCGCGTACAGGCCGGGCCATGAGCAGATCGTCGCGTTTCCGCCCTCAGCATCGGCCGCTGTCCAAAGACGAACAGCTCCTCAACGAGGCGTTGAAGGACAAGGCCACAGAACTGGAAGCGCTGATCATGCGCCTTCCGCCCGGCCGGTACGGGGCCCTCGCGCTCACCGCGCTTGAGGAGGCCGTCATGTGGGCGGTCAAGGAACTGACGTCGTGACGTTCGCCACCGTCGCCGACCTCACCGCCCGCTTCGGCGCGCAGGAACTGCTGCTGCTCGCCGACCGCGACAACACCGGCGCGATCGACGCCGGCGTGGTCGAGGCGCACCTGCAGGACGCCGACGCCGAGATCATCAGCCTGCTCGCCGGCTCGGCGACGATCGACACCTCCAACCCGCCGCTGAACCTCAAGCGCCTGGCCTGCGACATCGCCCGCTACCGGCTGCACGGGCAGAACGTGCCGGACGACGTGCGCAAGCGCTACGAGGACGCCGTCAAGTTCCTGCGCCTGGTCGCCGCCGGCGGCGCCAACCTGGACGGCGGCGCAGCTGCGCCCACCGAGACCGCCCCGCCGATCCGCGCCGCGGCCAGCGAGCCCGGCACCCGCATCTTCACGCGGGGGCTCTGATGGCTGGCGCTCTCCTGAAATTCGCGCTCGACACCGGGCCGGCCGAGGCCGCGCTCGCCGAGGCCAAGGGCAAGGCCCAGGACCTGCGCCCGGCGTTGCGCGCGATCGGCCGCGCCGGCGTCAACCAGGCGCGCTTCCGGTTTCAGCGCGGCCGCGCCCCGGACGGCACGCCCTGGAAGAAGAGCCGCAAGCTCTCGGGACAGACCCTGATCCTGTCGGGGCTGCTGATGCGCTCGATGTTCGCAGCCGAGCCCGAGGCCAAGGCCGTCGAATGGGGTTCGAACCGCATCTATGCGGCGGTCCACCAGTTCGGCGCGACCATCAAGGCCAAGACCTCCAAGGGCCTGCGCTTCCGCGTCGGCGGCAACGGCGCCTGGGTCACCAAGCAGAGCGTCACCATCCCGGCGCGGCCGTTCCTCGGCGTCAACCGCGAGGACGAGGCGCAGTTCGCCGAGATCATGGTCCGCCATTTCGGCGGCCCGCTCGGCGTGGAAGGCGGCGCCGCATGAGCGACCTGCCGCTTCTGCCCTTGCAGCCGGTGATCGACCTGCTGAAGACCGGCGCGCCGATGCTGCGCAGCGTCGGATCCGCCGCCGAGCTGGCCGCCGTCATGAAGCGCGGCGTGGTGATCGCCGGCCCCGCAGCCTTCGTCGTTCCCGGCGGCGCGGTCCCCTACGACCAGCGCGAGGGCTCCGGCCCGCTGCGCGTCGACGCCGTCGTCACCGTCTCGGTGGTGCTGGGCCTGACCCTGGCCGGCAAGACGGGCGCCGAGGGCCTGCAGGCCGCCGAGGCCCCAGCCGACGCCGTGCGGGGCCTGCTGTTCGGTTGGAAGCACCCCGACGCCCTGCGGAAGTTCACCTGGGCCTCTGAGGGTCCCGAGGACCTCAACGCCGAGACCAACGTCCTCCTCTACCGGCTCGATTTCGAGACCGCCGTCCGCATCACGGAGACCTACGTATGAGCCCCCGTTCCCGCCGGCCCGCGCCGGTCGCCACCGACCCGCAGACGTTCAAGGGCGTCGCCGAGGGCCGGGGCAAGTCGATCCACGCCGGCAGCGCGCTGGCCACCGCCAAGGCGCTGCTGGCCGCCGGCCACCCCGTGCCCGAGCACCTGGTGGAGGCGATCGGCCCCGACTTCGACGAGGCCGCGCTTCTCCGCGAGATCGCCGCCGACGCGGCGGTCGACGAGGCCGAGGCCGCCGAACCCCACATGCCGCCCGGCGAAGCGCCGGCTGCGGCCGAGCCCCAGGAGTAAGCCCCCATGGACCGCCAGCTGCTCTGGGCGAAGACCGAAGTCACCTACGGCGTCGACCCTGTTGCGGTCGCCGCGAACACCGTCCTGGCCGAGGACATCACCTACAA